AGGAAGTAAGGCAGAGCATTCCAAGGAGTAACACCGTCACCTATCTTAATGCGATTACGGCTGTTATCCAACTCAATAGCTACTTCTCCTTCTAGCAGTACAGGGTTCTCTTCAGACCAGTTACTAGCTGTTCCTCTTCTTAATTGTATACGTTTTGTAAAACTAGGCATCTATACTTCCTCCATCAAATATATCAGTATCTTCTAACACAGGGCCTCCACCATCAATGGTAACAAAAAACGGGTCACTCTCTAAAGACTCTACCTGCTGCTCAAGTGTCGTTGCTTTCTCTTTGTTCTGTTTAGCTTCCGCAGCAGCAGTTACAGACAGCGTTCTGTTTTGGAACGTAAGAGGGTGTATGACTGGTCTAGGACGTAACGGCATACTAGCACTTCCATCTACGCAACGCTAAAGCTTTACGGGTGGGTCTGCCTTTGCTGTCTTTCATTGGCCCTTTGTTTCCACTCATCCTTGCACAGAAAGAACGCTTACGAGGGCCACCACCGGGTTGCGGAGCTTTTAAGTTAGAACCTGTAGCACGATTGTACTTAGCACGACCCTTAGCAGTGAGACCGCCTTTACGACTCTTCTCACCTCTCCCTAAAGATAACGATACACTACGAGCCATCCTTACTTCTTCTTCTTCGGAAACCCACGCTTCATGTTACTGTAAGCTTTAGAACTGATTGTAGACTTCTTTTTGCTACGGCTGATGCCTAGCTTGCGTCGTCTGTTAATGTTTGCGTATAGTCCCTGTTTCATCGTTTAATAAGCATCTCCAACATTCTATCTAGTTTAATATTCATTTCTTTAACAGTCGTCTCCACGCCACTCATACGGTTCTCTACGGCTATGTCTCGTTCGTTCTGAGCAGCTAGTTCAACCTCTATCTTGGTGAGTCGTCGTTCGTCGTTCTCTAAGCGATCAGACAGCTTCTTTATCATCCAACCGATAACACCAAGAATAACAGCAAGAGCGGTGTCTAAGAAATGTGAGAGTTGTTCGGTCATTGTGTTTAGTCAAAAATAATTAAACTTATTCCATCTATAAGAGCCATACCTTGTACACTAACTACAAGAACTGTTGCCGAAGTCCAATCATATTGAATTGAATAGTTAGTAAAAGGGCCGCCTATGCTTGAAACTCGCGGTGTTACTTGTACATTTTTAAAAGCGTGGTTTGTTCCCCCTCCTGTAGTAAACGTAACAGTAAATTCATTTCCTGAGTGTGTAGAACTTGTAATGTTTGTGCTGTTAGACACATTGTTTAAAAGGTCTATAAATCCTTTTGCAAAAACAGACGGGCCTGCACCAACCGTTGCACTGGCACTCGCTACGACTTTGATATATTGACCGACAAATGTATTATTAGTCGCAACACCAGTACTAGATAATGTCACATATCCCTGTGCTCCCAGTTGAAGTTTAAAAGTAGAACTAGTAACATCTTGTACTTGACTACCGTAACTATTTGAATGGGTATCGGTTTGAGACAGCACTCTCGTATTAGTGCCGCTTGAATCATCAGCTATATATACATTAAATGTTAAATTAGTAGTACCAAGATTATGAGTAAAATTATAAGTACCTCCGTTAGCTAATCCTGTAGTGTCATTAAACCACCCACTATTCCAATTCGGAGTACCAGCAGCACCACCACTACCACTAGCAGCAGCAGTAAGCCTACCTTGTTGGTCTACTGTGATGTTAGCGTTTGTATAAGCACCCGGTGTAACAGCAGTATCAGCTAGTTTAGCAGCAGTAACAGCGTCATCAGCTATAACTGTAACACCATCTCCTGTAGAAGTAACATCTCCTGTGTGGTTAGGGTGTACATAAGGTGTAGCAAGTTTAGCGTTAGTAACAGAACCATCAGCGATCTTAGCCGTCGTAACAGCGTTAGCTCCTATCTTAGCCGTAGTCACAGCAGAGTCTGCTATCTTAGCTGTAGTAATAGAGTCAGCACTTATCTGAGCACTACCTATCTCTCCTGTACTGATCGGTATACCAAACCCTCGCTGAATGATAACAATGTCCTCACCTCCCGTAAGAGTCGTCTTTATTGTCAGTGTGTCTGTGTTAGGGTCTACCGTGTAGTCTGTAGTAGGCTCAAGAACCGATCCGTTACTACTTACATCGTAAGCTGTGTCTCCGTTGATCTCTGCACCTGTAACTGTGTAAGTAGTATCTGCTCCTGCTGTTCCTGTAAACACCCACTTAAGAGGAGGACTAGAAGTACCAGTAGCAGCTTGGTTAAACTTACCGTCTACATAGTCTTTAGTTGTAGCATCTGTTGTAAGAGTAGGAGTAGCTAAGTTCTTTATCTTCTTAGTCCGTGCATCCCAGTCTGTGCCTCCTGCTTCTATCTGTAACGATGAATCATTTAACTCAGCTATCTCCTCGTTTAAGTAACGGTTGTGGAGATAAGCACGATCAAGTTCGGATTCCGTTAATACAGAACCATTTACAAAATCTACAAGGTTGGTGTCAGGCTGACTCTTACGACGAACTCGGACAACATCTCCAGCAGTGGCTCCTACATTTAATACCACCTTCTTAGCAGGTGAAGTAACAATCGAGAAAGCAGAAGAGAGCTGTGCTGTTCCGTTGATCTCAACTATTACGTGCTCATCCTCAAGGTATTCAAAGTTAAAAGCAAAATCTGTTTGCGATGCGGTCGCTGTGTAGTCTACGTAAGTGGTGGCCATGATGTTATATTATTGTCTATTGAGCGAGAAGGGCAAGTACATCTTCACGTTGCATCCCAGTTTTAAAACCTGCTTTAGCACGAGTAAGGGCTGAGTATTGTCTGTCTAGTTCGGGATATTCACGCAAAGTCTCACGCAGTGCAGCTTTTCTGTACTTGCTTAACAAGCTGTTTATCTGACCAATGCGAGGGCTAGGTAGTCCGGGTTCAGATTGATTTGATAAACGCTGATACGCTCTTGACCTTATAAGTTTATTGAGGGACTGTCTTAATGTAAGTCCTCCTATTTTAACAACCTTCAACAACTCCAACCTTCTGTCGTGTGCTGATTGACCTTTGTCGTTCTCGTATTCAAGTAAGTCAATCTGTCCGCCTAACTCTGGTCTTGGTTGTCTGAAAGCATGGTTTAAACTAGCCATCTCATTGAGTATCGGATCATCTTTCTTAGTAGATAGTTGTATTGGATTGATGAATCCTGTACTCATCCACTGCTCCGCTTGATACTCTTCTCCTAGAACATTACGCTTTGTATCCAAGCTGCCACGAAGACCTAGTTTCTTTTTAATAACATCTGTTACACTTCTAGCTTCTTTGATAGCTTGTGTATCGTAATCAGACATCTGGGATATTAAATTAGGTACTAAAGAACCTGCGTAGTTTCTACCTAGCTTCTCAACATAACGATCCGGATCACCTAAAGCATCTGCCCACATCTGAATACCAGCTAAGTAAGATTTGTTGGTAGCGTTCCTAGTAAGAGCTAACATTAAAGCATTCGCTTTGTGTTCTGCCCAGCTTTCATTGAAATCCTGTTCTTCCCTAACGCCTGTTTCAACTATATCAGCAACAACACCTAGAGGGGTAGCAAGTGGGTCAAGTCTTTGATAACTAAAATATGTATCACCGATCTTAATACTGTAGGGTCTCCAACCAGTAGCCATAAGAGCTTCTTTCTCACGCTCATTACTAGGACCACCTCCGGTTATGAACTCTCTATTATTGTACGCTACATCAATTAACGCCCCAACTGTAACACCAGCAGTAACAACCTTACCTCTAGCTCTAGCCCTTAGTATAGGATCAGGGCTGTTGAACTCGGCACGCAGTTTTTGTCTTTCTTCTTTTAGAGCGATAACAAACGGAGTACGCTCAAATGCAAACTTTAAGATATTAGTCGGAGTTCTAACAAAAGGAATAACCAAGCGTAGGTATGGTAATTTATTAGTAGCTTCCTGTAATACTTTACCTAATGTCTTGTCCTGTAGTTCTTTAGTAAATGTAAGATACTGTGCTTCTTCAGCAGCGTACTGCATTAGAGCGGAAGATTCGGGGTTAAAGTTATCGTCTTTATATTTAATAATAAAGTCTGCTTTTTCTTTACCCTTCAGTCCTTTTTTATCTGCTATAATACCAGCTTCTCTAACAAGACCTTCCTCGGACATCATGCGTCCACCTTCAGTAACGATACCGTCTACTGTCTTTGTTATATGAGCTGCTAAACCTTTCGGATCACGGATGCCTTGTTCAATACCGGACATAGCTGCTTTCAATCTAGCTGCTCTACGATAAGCTAACTGCTTGAAGAACTCATCAGAAGTTAATAACAATCTGCTAGGCAGTCTTATAAACTGTGCGTACTTATCGATAGAATCTTTAGCACTGTCCGATACAATGTTACCTAAAGGGCCTTCTTGCAGTCTTTGACCTGTGATAGCTGCTCTTTGTCCTTCTTCAAACGCACGATTGCTAGGGTCTAATAAGTTATCTTGTTCTTTGAATGCTTGCTTAGAGAACTTAGCAGCCTCTTTAAACATCTCCCCGTCTGACCAAGAAGCTAATACAGCTTTCACTACATCTGTGTTACCACTAGCTATACCACCAGCAACAGCTTCTAAGGTGGTCATCACTTGAGTCAACGCATTACCCATGATATTAACCATCTGTGTCTTAGGACCACTCAATATAGAGTTCATCCAGTATTCAGTAGGCATATCTAAGAAATGTTTACCTTGTGCCTTTTTAGCAGTCTTAAACAACCGCTCGAAACTACCTTTAGGATCGTCGGGGTCTATGTGTTCTTTAACTAGTTTAATCATACGCTCAGGTTTCATATTACCTGAGTTATTAACAAACTCGTTTCGTATTCCTTCTATACCTGTTTCAGTCTCCGTTATACCAATCTTACGCTTTCCGTAGTTCGTTCTCCTTGCTTGTAAAGTTTGTGCTGTACCTCGTCCTATTTTCCTGTGCACATCATGCACTACAAGTAACTGTTGAAAAGCATTCTTTAATTTAGCCACAGATACCGTACCACCTCCAGTAGCGTCAAACTCCTTAACTATTTCAGATATATTTTGTATAAGTGCTTCGCCTTGATCCTGATAAGATTGTTGAGTAATACGAATATCTAACAACGTTTTCTCTATATCTTGACCTTCCTCAGCTTGTGCTTCGACTGATTTCCTGATGTCTTCGTCTACATCTTTAACAGCATCAGCTACTGTTAGTTTCTCAGGATTAGCTTCATAATACTTTTCTGTAAGTTCTTTTAAAACAATAGCATCTTCTCCAGTCTCCAATGCAAACTGTGGTAGTCTAGGTTTACCACCTTTTAGCAGCTCACTAGCGTAGTCTCTAAACTTCTCAGGCACTGCATTTAAGAACTCTTCTTGTTTGTTTGGTTTGTACTCAGGCAGTGGTTTAGGTGCTTCAGCTTCTATTTGTTTAACTTCTTTAGTAGGTTTAGGTTTCTTAAAAGATTCCATAGCCTCTTGAGCTTTCTTTAGTTGACCTTCAAAGACTTCTTTAGCGTTCTCGTCTTTACCTATTTTAGCTTCTAGTTCAGCTAATACCTTCTTCTGAATACCCCTCTTTTTTACTGTCTCACCAAGCAAAGCTAGTTTAAACATATTCTCCGAATCTTGAGTAGCATCAGCTAATGTTCTAAATTCAGAAGCTATAAACCAAGGTTCTTCTCCTTCTATTTGCCTTCTAAACTTCTCCAACTCAACAGCAGTAAAAGCATCCTGAGCAGCAGCCATTTGTCTTTTAAAATCTAGGGGAGCATCAACTTCAAAACCCGCATCAGTACGCTTCATTGGAAATGCGTCAAATTGCTCTTCTAGTTTTTCTAAATCTTTTCTAGCTTTTATTTCAACCGCATCAAAAGCATCGTCGTCTAATGTAGTCAAGTTAGGGTCAACAAACGGAGAACGCTTAGTTCCTAGCGGTATGTCTTCATCTACTTCAACATCTACTTTTACTTCTGGTTCTTCGACAAGTTCTCTAGTCGGTACTGCTATCTCACCTGCTAAATCCTCTGTTATAGAATCTGCTACCTTTTGTGCGTCTCCCGTTTCTTCCTTCACCTTACGGGCTTTCTTCATCGCTTTAAGCGACTTGATAAACACACCAGCTACGGCTTCAAGACCAAGACCTTCCAACACATTCTTCATGCGACCCTCTAACTCGCTCTCATCTTCATCGTAAGCTAAGAACTCTGTTACTGGATTCTGTAACTCTGGTACTTGTTGTATAAGATTAGACAACCTAGCTTCTTGTCCGTTAAAGAAAGTGAAGTCCGTAGCAGCACCAGCAACAACAGCTTTAGTAGCAGTACCTGCTTTAGCTAACGCACCTGCTCTACCTGCCAAACCAAACAGAGGTACAAAGCCTGTAGCAAACTGTGATATACCTTCTATAGCACCTCCAGCCATCGTCTTAGAAGTACCAAGGAATCGAGTGTCATAGTCAGGTAGTACATCAAAAGCTAAGTAGTCCGCTAAGTTATACGCTCCTTGGAATGCACCCTCTATACCACGAAACGGAGCAGCTAATACATCACCCGCTACATCAAAAAAATCGTTCTCTTCTTCCTCGTTGTTTGTATCTTCAAGTAATGCCATTGTATTAATCTATTGCTTTTAATCCTGACTTAAATATATCACGCTGATTCCTTATAAATTCCAAAACATCTTCCTCCCCTATTTTCTTTGCTTTATCAACAGCCTCTTGAAACTTATTGTTAGCTTCTCTTTCGTTTTCGCTTTTATCAAGTAACGGTATTAATTCTAATATATCTTCTTTAGAAACCAAAGGAAATTGAGACGAGTTTAAAAGTTTAGGATCAAAACGCAACCCCGACCTCGTAACAGGTTGGTCTAGTAATAAAGCGTCTCCAAGAAAACCTTTAGCAGCTTCTATTTGCACTAGTTTATTAAGAGCTTTTACTTTTTCTTCTTGTGTGTATTCAACACGTTTTATCTCATCACCTACCTTAGTTGAGAAACCCTGACGATGGCTAAAATAATACTTAGGTTGTTGTTCTTTTATTTTAGGAATCTCACCACTAGCTATAAGTTTTAATCGCAAGGTTGTTTCAACATCAGCGTTTCTAAGGTTGTTAAAAGCTTTTACTCTTTCTTTTGTTTCTGCTGCGTCATCGACAAACACCGCTAAGTCTTGAGCTATGCGATTTTCTTTATCTTCTGCAGCGTCGAATAAACCTTGAAACATACCCGGTTTACTTGCTTCTTTTTTTTCTCCTACTTTTATCTTAACATCTTCTCTACCTCTTAAAAACTTAAGACGCTGTAGTATTGAGTTTTCTTGCTCTTTTATTAACTCCTTTTTACGTGTTCTTATGAAATCTTTTAACCTTGTAGTAACTTCTGCTCTATCTGAGCCTATATTACTACTTAGTAATGAATTTAATTCTTCGTCTATTTCTTCTTGAAAGCTGTCCATATAGGATGTCCGTATGTTTTGCAACTGTTCGTCGCCTAATAATAAATCATCAGTAAGACCCGAAGAAACGCTAGAAAATTGGAAAGCTTTATTTAACTCTTCTAAAGCTATATTAATACTAGGAGAAGGGCCACGAGGGTCACGTAAAACTCTTAATGCTCTAAATTCTCTAGGATCAATATCTGTTCTTATAAAATCATCAACACTACGTCTTAATTGTGCCTTACCTTCTCCGTCATTATCAAAATCTGAATCTTTTTTAGCAGCTAATATTAAATCATCAACACTATTAAAAGTCTGCCCGTTGTATGTACCTTCTCCGTCTAATTCAATATCAGTATGAGCATTTTCAAATTGAGCTATTTTTTTAGTTACCAACTCTTCCCTTTGTTTTTCTTCTAATTTACCCGCAACTTCAGCAGTACGCTCAATCATAGTAGCATAACCATCGTACTCGATTTCAGTCATCTTAGAAGCACCGATCTTTACATTCTTACTTGCCCATAATAACAAGCTATCAGCCTTCTCTTCCATGCCGTTCTTAGATAAGTTCTCAAACACTTTACCTAAGATGTCGCGTTGCTCTGCTGCTGTAAACGCATTGAGGTTTTCCCAACTTCCTAACAGAGCCTTAGACGTGTCTTCATCGTACTCCCCTAAATTGTTACCATGGTAACAATTTAGGGGAGTAC